ACGAAGCTTGAGAAACTTGAACAGGCTGTACTTTTTCAAATCTTGTCCAATAATCAGACTTTTTATTGTATTGGCGTGCCATTTTATTATATAATAAAAGTTACACTAAAAGTCTCAAAAGTACTTTGTATAACTTTTACCGAGCAAAGAATGGAACAAATGTAGAAGTACTTTTTTCAACTTTGGTGTCTATCATGTCAAAATATACCTTAGCCATCCAGTTCCCAAGAACTAAACAAGAATAAGAGTCCTTTCTTGTTTTTTCTGCTCCGCTTTGCTTTTTTAATTCTGGCGGCAAATCAAAGCTTTGATGACCATTAGCGGTTGTTGTAGGCATGATAAGAGAGCATTGAGCCTTAACCAACTCAATCATATCAGCCTGATGATCAACAAAATCTACCATTTTAGCTTCAATGCTTTGACCATCTTCTTGATCGCGAATAAATTTTAAACCTTTAATTGGAATATTTTTACTTTTCTGGGCAGTGAAATCATTGTCAACCGCTTCTGCTGCAAAAAGAATTTTTCTATGGTCTAAATTAGACTGAAGTAGTTCATTAGCATATCTAATCCATGAACTTGTTGGTATTCTTAAGTAGCAAATTTTATTAGTGCTTTTATTGTATACGTTTCTTGCTTTCCTTAATTGGTCTTGATAGGTTTCTGGCGCATCAAAATCAGCTTCAAATGTTTTAATTTCAATTTTACTGTTCTTAAATAATTCGCTTTCATTCGCGGCATTTATGAACTGCAATCCACCGTTATAGTCGCCGCACATTGCAACAATATTAAAATGATTAAATAAATAATGCAGATATTCAATATGCTTTTTTAAATTTGTGCCAGAAAGCGCGTAATTATGCACAAGAATTCCTTTGCGAGTAGCTTTATCAAGCTTTACGACATTCATCGCGAAATCGTCAGAAGATTCATTTTCTGCCCATGAAGGGTCAAAGCTTAAAATATATTCGGCGTTCTTTTCTCCAGCTACTTCAATTGCCTGTCCTTCGCCAACCTTAATTGTGCATTCGTGCATCTTGCTAAGTTTGAAATAACCAGAAGAATCATCTACAAATTGAGATCCAAACTCTCTTTTGAATTGGGATTCAGACATTGTTGCTTTTGCTTGAGTCAACAAGCTTTCATCGTACAAACCATGAGGAGCAATATCGTAAGAGAAATGCAAGATTGCTCTTGAAGCGGAGCCTTTAGCATTTCTTTCTGGAGTTATAATCAAATTTTCGTATTGCTTGTACAGCTTATACATGTATTCGAATTGATACGAAGCAGAAGAAAGAACAATAATTTTGTTATTGGGCCAAGCGTATCTATCTTCTTCTTTCATTTCGCCGCGTTTAATAAGCTCGGTCTCTAAATCCCAAACTTGTTTTCTTTCGGTTGGGTTTTGAACAACGGAAAGGAACGGAATAATAACTTCATTAAAAATGCGATCTGGCATCAGCAAGAATTCGTCAATCATCATGCGGTGGAAACGAAAACCACGAAGCTTTTCGCCGTCACCAAGAGGCAAACATGTAATCTTGCTGCGGCCAATTTCCATTGTCCATTCATCGGAGCTTTTGGAAACTTTAGTAATGCACTGTTTTAAAAATACTGCGTTAGGCTTCTCTGCAATTTCTTCTATCTTACGGAAAATCATCTTCGCCTGACGGAATGTTTTACTGACAATGCCAATATGCACGCCTTGATTTAATATGGCGTCTAAAGATGCAAATACCGCGCAGGTAAAGCTCTTTGATAGTCCACGACTCCATACCATCATAGAATAATCTGTTTCAAACATGGTTTTAATCGCCATGTGTTGGAATGGAAACAGTTTAACTCCACAAATAATCTCCGAAGAGAACGAAATATTTGAACGTAAGAATTTATAGAGAAGGATTTTGGCATCCCTCTCTTCCAAGAATCCCTTTTTATCAAGAATTTCTTGATTTACGTTACGGAATAAATTTTTTCTTTTTTGATTTCCTTCGATCCAAGCCATGATGAGTCCTTGTCTAAGAAATATTGAATGTCTACGTCCCAAAGAAGACTGCCGATTGCAGTCAATTTGGGAATTAGAATTTCACTATTAGTTCTGTTACCTGAAAATATAAATTGGCAATATCCCGCAAACTCATGTTGCAGCAATCTCATGTTATGGTATATGAATTTCAAATTCGCCTTATGAGGAGTAAAGTCATTATTATTCCTTATACGTTCTAAAGTAGATTCGATAACTATAAACAAATAACATTCCATTTCCTTGCATCTTTGTAGCTCTCGCCTAAATCTATTCAAGTTATCTCCAACTAAAGTTCCTTTAAAATCAGATTCAGACTTTCTATCGACAAAAGTTTTTGTATAGTTCGTGCCGCCAGCGGTATAGTCACCGAAATCTAATTTAACCTGCCTCTCTCTTTTAAAACTTAAAGGCTGCTGCTCTCTTGTATCAACAAAAATTTCAACGTCAGAAAAGTCTTCGCGAAATTTTTTAGGCAAACTCCTTCTGAACATAGGTTCAATTTTGATCTCGTCGCATATTCCAGAATATGAACCAAAATGCTTTTTATAAAGATCAATAGTTGGCATATCACTAGTTTCCAACTCCAAATGACATGGTGCATATTTCAAATCTTTACTCTGCACCCTATATGCTAGCATTTTTTTAATCTGTTCTCTTACCTTTTCTGGAGATTCTATTTCGCACCACCTTAAAAGCTGCTCTCTATTTTCAAAATCTTTTTCAAAATAGGACTCTTTGTCCTTAAATGGCAAGAAAGTTCCTGTTAATAGATTTTTCCTTGGATAATGGGCAAGATAGTACTCATTAATACCTATCTTATGTTTTTTTATATGGGCGTGCAGACTCCTTTCCGAAGAAAAGGAACTATTGCAAATTTTGCAACGGTTGGAATCGTTAGACTGCATCATCTAATGATATTCCTAATATGCGCGCCTTCCACTCAACCATACTTTCCATCTTTTTAGCCTCATCAGTAACAAGCGACTTTTGCATTTCAGCAATTTTAATCATATTAGCGCGCTCTTCTTCGTCTTGGAAAAGTTGAACAATAGAAAGGATAGAAGCATTCTCTTTTTGCCTAGATGAGATTCTTTCGCGCCTATCTCCTTGCAGTTTTTTAATTAAACTTTCCACTCTACCTTCGCATTGGTGGTATTCGCTACTTTTTGCTTTTATGATCTCGGCCAAACGAATACTCATTTCGTTTTGCTCCTGAGTTTCCTCAAACATTTTATTAAGTTTGTCTAAATGGCGAGAAGTAGTTTCTAGATTAATAATTTCTTTGCAAACATTCATGTACAAATTAACCTCATCTGCCGTCAAATCAGGTTTATCCCAAGTCATGCGGATAAACTCCTGCTCGAAAATGTTTCTGTCATCTTCTGACGTATAGCAATTTATAATTTTTTGAAATCTAGAGTTTGCCAGATTGATAGAAAGCTTTTCTGCACAAACTTTATGATGTCTGCTTAATCTATCTTTATCAATCTTTTCTCCTGTCGCTTCATTGATACGATTAATAACTCTTTCTATTGAACGCGGAGTTTGATATTTAACAAACATCGCATCATCTGATGTGGCATTATTCTCGCAACCAGAATTTCTAATATAAGAACCGACAGTTCTATGCTCAAGACCCATTGCCGAAATTGGGCGATCTGGATAAAGAAGCTCCGCAATTCTAAGAGCAGAGATTCCATTCCTAGCTTGATCTTCAATAAACTGCTCTTGTTCTGGCGTTAGCGGCAGATCACCAATCTTTTCGTATTTTGATGTTTTATACTGAATTTTATTGGACGCCAACAAAGAACGTATAGCGATCCCTTGTTTTGTGCGTCCATCCAAATTTTCGTCATTGAAGAATTTGCGCGTGATTGTATTTAAATCAGGGAACTCTTTTGCAAGCTCCATGATTTTCTTGCGATCTTCTTCTGTGAAACTTATTTTATTGTTGGCCACCTAAGATATCCTCATCTTGTAGAATTTTCATCGCTACTTGTTTAAATAGCTTTTTAAAATTCTTAATTTGTTTATATCCAGCTTTTTTGCCCTTCTCATTTGTTTTGTATCCCATTTCTGCCGCAACCTTTTCTTCGTCTGCTCCATCAATATAGAGGCGTGCATAAACTTTATATTGCTTTGGTGCTAAACGATGCTTCATTTCTTCGTGCAATCTAGCGGCGCTAGTAATGACATCAAAGTTTAAATCTTTCATTCCTTGAACAGATTCTGAATGATTCTCTATGGAAACGGAAAGCTTAACATCATAAGCTGATTTCTTTGTCTTCTCCCATTTTTTATACAAAGGGCATTCGGAACATTGTTTGCCGCTTGGCGTGATTGAGCAAGCTGGAGGCTCATTGCCTAAACTAAACTTACAAGCTAAACATGGACGAACATAATTTGAATAATTATTTCGTAAAAGATTTTTAATCTGATTAACGGTAATACGCGCAATCCAAGGCTCAAGAGGACGTTCTTGCTTCCACATTTTCCATTTTTTAGAAATGTGAAAACGAATGATTTGAGCAACATCTTCATAATCCATCCAAGCAATAGCTTTAAGCTGCCAGATGTATCTGTGCTTTTCTATGATCCTATCAATAACTTCTTGCTTGTCTTCGTATTTAATTTTCTCGCGCTTTAGAGCTTCCATATTTGGTGGGAGATAAGCCATCTATCCCACCAACTCTTTTTGGAGCGAATTTCCTTGCTCCAGCTTGAGGGTTACGCGATAAATCTTCTAAATTAAAAGCCCTGAACCCACCTTCCATTTCTATTTCAACATCAAGTTTGCCAATATCAGGCACTTGATCTATATTTGTATTGTCTTCTGATTCGTCTTCTTCGTCTTCAGAATCAACTGCTCTAACTGGCCTTTTCTGTACTTGTGGCATTGACTTGCCATTCATAGAGTTTCCGCATTTTGAACAAAAATTTGGAGCAAAACCAGCATATTCATGTTTCGCACCACAACTTGTACAGAAAACGTTTGCCATATTACTATTTTTCTAATTTGTTAAGTTTATCGCTGAGATTTTCCAGCTTTACCAATATTGTAGCTATATCTCTTTGAATTTCAACCATCTTATCAGTATTAACCGGCTTTCCATCATCATCTACAATCTTTGACAAGCGGCGCGATATATTTTTAACTTCCGCATTTACATAAGAAAGCTGCTCGGCTTGAACAGTAATTTCTTTGGCTACTGGCAAGAAATCATCTCTTTTGACATAGGTAGCATTGAGATAAAATAAAAGGGCGGCAATAGCCATGCCGCCCATAATTTTAATTAGATTAGCCCAATTGCTCAAAAGGGACAGCTTTTCTTCTTGTCTCTTCATGATTATTTATATTCTTAATCTTCTTTACAATGAATTTTAGAATTTCGCTTCTTTTTATATCTTCTTCCGTAAACTCAAACGAGAAGATGCCATGCTGGGCTGAATCTTCGTCTGAAAATAAATTGTAAAAGTCGATAAATCCATTTTTACCTTTGATGTCTGATTGCATAAAATCTCCGCATAGGAAAATTTTACTCCCATCCCCAATTCTAGTAATAAGGGTTGTGATCTCCTTGAGTGTAAAATTTTGCACTTCATCTGCGATTACGATTTTGTCTGTTAAAGTGCTGCCTCTAAGGAAGTTAATGGGAGTTGCAGAAATTCTACCGTCGTCCTTTAAACGATGAGCGTCAATAGGTTCGATTATTTCTTGAATTTTGTCTTCAAGAGGGAGCAGATACGGTTGAAACTTTTCGCCAACTGTTCCTGGCAAAGAGCCAAGAGATTTTTCGCCGCTTTCAGCGATGGTTCTAATATAGATAATATCTTTTTCATTGTGGTTGATAAGGTTAAGTGCCGCGTAGACTGCCATAAAAGTCTTTGAAGTTCCCGCTGGTCCAGCGATAAAGACTATTTTGGTCTCGTCTCCTAAAA